AATATGGGCGAATGATGGCCAGAAGAAATCTAATGGATCGGATTTAAGGTATGTTTTTGGTATTCCTTGTTGGTATGCAGGTTGTGGCATTACGGACATAATACCGATAATGTATCCATGTTCTTCGCAAAAATAATTACCATATTTTCCTGTTGATACTGCTACTCCATGACCTGCCATGTTACCTTGTGCTTCTTCTGCTGTTGCTGATGTGTTTAATACTTCTGATATAATAACTGGTGTTTTTAAACCTGTTATATATTCTGGTCTTTGTAATCTTTTGTCTGATGACCTTACACCGAAATGCATTAAAATGTTTTCGATGTATCTTGTTCCGCCTCTAGCGTTTTTTTCTAACCATTCTTGTAATCTAAATGCTCTGCGTAAATCATTTATTGTTGTTGGTTCTACTGAAACTTCTGAAGTTTTTGCTATTAAATTACTGGCTTCTGCCCACATACCACTTCCAACTGGTATAGTGTTTCCAATATATTCTGATCCAATGCTAGCACCATTAACGGTTTGTGATGGTGAATTTGCAGCATTGCCGGGTGCTTCGTCTGAATTCCATGTTACTCTTGCGTCACCAGTTAATGTTCCTAATGGTATATCTACTGCTGTTCCTTTTTGTGCAAAGGGTAGGGATGCTGTAAAATAATCGTGTTCCCATGCTCTTTGACGCATTTTTACTAAATCTGTTACATCTCCTGTGTTGTTTCCGTCTGTTAATGTATAATCGACTTCCGTTACTAAATTTTCGTCTCTGTAATATTCATTATATATTGCTTGATATGCTGCTATTGGTAATGCATTTAATGCTTGTGTGATTCCTGTTCCTGTATTTGGGGGTACTCCCATATAATCTAGGAATTTTTTTTGATCTGCTGTAAAATCGTCTGTGTAGTTTATGTATGGTAATGGGTTAGGAGTGTTTGCGTCTACTATATATTTTTCCCAATTATCCCATGTTAATCTGTTTGGTACGAAGAAATAGTGTACTGATACGTCCATGCGATGCATGACAGGTGCGACCATAGGGGCGAATCTAATAAGACTATCGCAGCCTATTTGAAAGCTGTCGCCTGGTACACATTCTGTTACTAGTACTGGTGTTAAGTTGCCCATTTTCATGGACATTTTTACGTCATGACTTAGGTCGAAGACGTTTTTTTTCGGTTTTTCTACTTGTACCGAGTTGAAGATGTTTTTTCCCATTGTTGTTGGTTTTTTGTTGATAAATTTTTTGAATTAAAGACGAATTCCGCCACGACTAACATAGTACGTGCGTAGTTTTTTGCTTTTTCCTTTAGAGTAAGTTCCTCTTTTTTTGTAGCTTTTGCTACGTTTTCTGTAGGCCATGTGTTTGATTTTTAATGGTTTATAATTCTATTTAACATAATGTTTTGCTTATAATTAACATACAGTTAAGTATGTATCAGTAAGTTATGATTTTTATTTGATATTTTTTATTAACCCCTACCCTAGTAGGGTTATTTAGTCATTGCTGTTAATAATATTTTTATTATTGATGTTGTTAAGCCAGATGTTGGGCCTACCCAATCATCTATTTGTTGTTTCCATTTTGCTTCTATTGAAGATATGTTATTTTTATTTATTAAGCCTTTGTTAATAAGTTGTATTTGTTCTTGCATAAATCCATTTATAGCTAATTTAGATTGTTGATTTAGTGCATTGTATTTGTTGTTTACTACAAGTTGTTTTACTTCTTGTTCTAATTTTTGGTATTCTAACCCTTGTAATGATTGTTTTAACCTGTTCATATTTGTATCTGCCATAATATTATCTATTTTGGCTTGAGTTGCTTGGTTAGTTAAACCTTTTGTTTGCATTGAATCTTCTTTTGTTCCTTCTGCTATATCGTTGGCTATTTTAAGACCACGAATTTGTTCTTTTTGTATTTCTAATGCGTTTTGTTGTTGTTGTACCCCAAAGTATTGAGATACTATTTGTCCTCCGTCAATTTGTGGTGCATTTGGCGACCATGATTTTGTGTCTGTTGATCGTACAGGTTGTGATATTGAGTTAGCACCTCCACCATATATAAGGTGGGGGGATAATCCGGCTTCTTTAAATCGAGCCATTTGTTGTAGTGGTGCGTTATACTCATTTGTTCTTGCCCAGTCCGCTAATGCGTCTGTACGTTGTTTTTGGTACATTGCTTCGTTCCACTCGCGTGTTTTTTTGTTAGTTGCCCCTTGTGATATTGCGTTTACTACTGATGTTCCTGCTGATATAAGTGCAGGTATTGCTGCTGCTGGTAGTGGCATGTTTTTGTTTTTTTTGTGTTTTTAATTGACTCTAGGTCGTTTTTTTGTGTTATTCGTGCTTTTGTCCTTGTCGTACCTTCGCGTCCTTTTTTACTCATTTACACTGGTTTTTTAACCTAGTGTCAATTAGCACTAATATATCAAGTAGTATTAGTGCTTTTCTGCCGCGCTTCGCTTGCCTTCCACTTTGTCGGGGATCAGCGAAGCTGTCCCCTAAAAAGTGGTGTTTTTTAGAGTTTTTACGTTTTACTCTTGGTTTTCATCGACTACGTCGGTGATATTGTTTTTGTTTTTTGCATCAAATTTTTCTTTCTTTAATTTGATTCTTTGGTTGATTTGTTGTAATTCTTCTCTAGCTTGAGTTGCTAGTTCTTCGCGTTCCGCTAAGTCTAATGTTTCAGGATCTTTTGCATATCCTTCTCCGTCTTCCCATAATGGGGTTTTTTCTCCGTCTATTGGTAAACCTTTTGCGTATCGAATTAATATCTCACGCATTGTCATTGTTTGATCTGGTACTGTTTCTGACGGTTGATTGTTGACTTCTCCTAAATAAGGAAAGTCTTTTGCGTTTCCGCTGTTTTTAATTTTTGTCATAATTTTTGTCTTTGTAATGATTGTTTTTTATTTCTTCGAAATTGGTTCAAATGTCTTTGAACTATGTGGAAATCGAAATTTTCGATTCCTATCTCCTTTAATAAGTCGTCTGTTTGTTTTTCGGCTAATTGTTTCATATGTATTGAAATCATGAATTTTTCGCCGTCTTTGTACATTTTGTCTTTGTAGTATCTTGGCATTGATGCCTTTTTTCCATCTTTTAATGGAAGATACATACGTTCTTCTAATTTATTTTTATGCCATTTTATGGCTTGTGGTGTAAGATAAGATTTTCCTAGTCCTTTGGACATAACTGAAAATTCTTTTTGTCTATCGTCTTGTTGATGCATTGGAATTTGTTTTTCTTTTGATATATATTTTAAAGTATACCCAATACTAGCATCGTTAACATCGCCAAAATGGCAATGACCGATAGTAGTATTATTAAGATTCCAAGCGCTCTCAACGCTGTTACAATTACCATTAAAAAGGATAATATGATAATGTGGGCGTTGCGTTTTATCTCCATATTCGCCCACTGCGTAGTAAGATATTTTTTCATGAGTTAATTTTCTTAATCTTTTGAAAAATTTTTGTAAATCTGTTTTACGTAATGTTTGTAGTCCGTTTTCTGTTGTAGGCACGTTTAATTCGTCGTAAGTTAAGGTAACGAATTGTGATGTGTTGCTTACTTGGCCATGTTTTGTTAATCGGAAACTCCACCCCGAAATTCTTCTCTTTTGACAGGGTGGGCATTTCCCACATGGAAAAGGAATGTAGCCCATTGTGACTCCATTCACTATTTCCATTTTTTTGTAGTAGGGTGTTATACATCTTGTTGACATGTTAGAAATTTGGAGTTCCAAATTTAGGCATTGGCCTAACTGCTTTTATTTTATGCATTATTTGACAATATAAATTGTCCTCTCCATCCTGTACTGCGAAAATTCTTTCGACTTGATCAGGATCGCATTCAATAAATGCTTGGTTTAATGCTGGTTGTGTTGCAAATATTCTTCCTAAATGCCAGTAGTCTAATACTGTTCTAAAGTCTCCCGCTACGCGTGAAGGTTGATATTTGTATTCGGCATAACGTGGAACGTATCCGAATGTATCTTCTGCTGTTGCTGTATATGCGTATAACTCGTTGTTTGTAACGGGTTGTTCGCCAATATGGGCGAATGATGGCCAGAAGAAATCTAATGGATCGGATTTAAGGTATGTTTTTGGTATTCCTTGTTGGTATGCAGGTTGTGGCATTACGGACATAATACCGATAATGTATCCATGTTCTTCACAAAAATAATTACCATATTTTCCTGTTGATAC